GGGCCTGCTCTCTTTCCCATTTGCGCTGTTCTCTTGCAAGGCGCTTGCTGACAATCGCGTCCAACTCTTCTTGAGAGAACGATTTTGTCTGCTGCTGTTCCTCCGGCGTCGATTCAACAGATTCCGGCGCTGCCGTGGCTTCCGGTTCCGGCGCGGGGCTGATCTCCGCTACAGCCTGTTCGTCTTCCATAGTCACCTAGCTTTCCGGCCAGTCGGTTTACAAATGCTACGCCTCTTCAGGCGTAGCGTCAACATTCGGCAGCAACGCACCGAAATTACCCACCCAGCGGTTTTCGCCGGAATGACCACAGTTGATGGTCGGGTCTATATAGATTTTGCCGCCCAGATCAATCCAGCGCTGGCAAAACACGATATCTTCAGACCACAATTCGCCGTCGACGACTTTTACGTCAAAGACCATGCGGATCGGTTCGGGCTTGTGCGGCTCGCTGTATTCAGACGACGCAGCCCAAATCTTTTCGATAGCGTCGCGGCGGATACGCATGAAGCCCGTCGCCGCGCCATTGACCGAGATCAGGCCATTGTCCTCGACCGTCAGACCGTTGAGCGCTCTAACGCTGTAATCGTGAACCGCCAAAGACTTTTTGATAATCGGGGCGGCTACAATGTCAACGTCATGCTCTAGCAGCTTGAAAAAGTCATGCGGAGCCCAATCAACATCGCAGTCGATAAACACGAGATCATCGACGTTATTATCGACCGCCAGCTTGAAAATGTCGTTACGAGCGCGCTGCACGAGCGCGTCGTAAGACATATAGACGGCGACGACATTAATGTCTTTAGCCAAACCGATTTTGCCAGTTTCTAGCAACGCAGTCGCGTGCCAGACATTGACCTTGCCGTCATAAGACGGCGCAGCAACCAGAACTGTCCGCATTACTCAGCCGCCTCCGGCTGGTTGACGGGCCACGGCAGCGGCGGCGAGATCGGATTATTGGCGCTGGCCTGTTCGATCTGCCAAGCGATGTCGCCAGCAATTTCGGCTTCCATTTCGGCCTGCAATTCAGCCGGAATCGTCACCCAGCCAAGCACCTGCGCTTCGGTCAATTCATTGAACGGCGTAAACGGCGAACCGGCCACATAAGTGACTTCCTGAATGCCACCACGCGATGAACCAACACCGTCAGCGTTAATGCCGCGATACGTCCAAGTAACTTTGAAAACCACATCCGACTGACTTTCATAAGTCGGATAGCATTCAAGCGCGCTTACGCTGTATTTGTAGGCGATGCTCATTTTACCCTCTTTTTAAGTTCTTCGACCTGAGCCGAAAGTTGTTGAATAGCGTTAACAAGAGCCGCTGTCATGTGCGCGTCATTATATTTCAAGTTATCCGGGTCTGAGGCGTCGATAATGACGGGCCTATCCCCCTCTAACTTAAGAATATCTTGCGCCGAAAATCCATACTTTATCGGGCCAGTAGACGTATCGTCTTCGCGCGACGTTTTAAATCGGTATGTTACCGGCGTTAAGCCGTTCACAAAATCAAGCCCAAGCGGAACATTGCCAAGAATGTTTTTGTCTCTAATGTCAGACGTAACTGTCCAAGCAACCTTAATATTGGCATTTGTAGTGCTGTTATTGCCGATAACAACGTAATTGCTTTGTGTTGTTAAATTTACAACAGCGTCTGTTCCAGAGCCTTGACCTAAACAAGCATTGTTACCGCCAGTTGTTATATTGTAGCCGGCGTTATATCCGACAGCCGTGTTGCCAGAGCCAGTCGTGCAGAGCCGTAACGCGCTTGCGCCAAATCCGCTGTTAGTGCCAGCCGTCGTAGTAAGAACAGCGCCATCACCTACCGCCGTATTGCTACCGCCGGATGCATTGTTTGATAGCGCAAAGTTACCAACAGCGACGTTATTAGCACCAGTAGTTATGACTTGCGCAGTAGCATAGCCAACACCAATATTAGACGATCCTGTAGTTATTGCCTGAAGCGCAAAAGCACCGACGCCTGTATTTTGGCTATTTGAGTTAACGGCGGCATTTCCGCCTACAGCGTTGTAGCCGACTGCGGTATTCCCGGTGCCTGTAGTGTTGTTTATGTTTGCATAATACCCAACGCCAGTATTATATAAGCCAGTCGTATTGTTATACAGCGCCTGATAGCCGACTGCGGTGAGGTTGGAGGCGGTGTTATTAAATAACGTACGCTGACCTAAAGCCGTATTATTGCTTCCTGTCTGGTTAGTAAAAGAAGCATAAGCGCCGAACGCTGTATTATTTGAGCCTGTCGTGTTACTATACATAACAGACCGGCCAAGGCCGGCCAGTTCTACGCCGGTAGTCGTTAACTGCGCACCAGCCGTTCCGACAACTGTATTATCAGTACCTGTGGCGGTAAAAAGAGATTGAAGACCGACGGCTACGTTAGAACCGCCAGTAGAATTTGTATAAAGCGCCTGATAACCAACGGCGGTATTCTGCACCCCCGTCGTATTACTATACAGCGCTTGCGTACCAACAGCCGTCATGTTAGCGGCGGTATTATTTGCAAGCGCTTGAAAACCGAATGCGCTACTATTATTGTTCGTCGTATTTTTAGTAAGCGCGCCGTTACCGACAGCCGTGTTAAACGAACCGCCGGTGTTAGACGCTAGTGTAGCGCCAATACCACCGTCAGTCGTACCGACAGCAACGTTATACGAGCCTGTAGTATTTCCTATAAGCGCCGCCGAACCGACAGCCGTATTGTTTACGCCCGTGCTATTTGTATATAGCGACTGGTTTCCGTAAGCGGTGTTGCCTGCGCCTGTCGTATTAGCATTTAACGACTGATAACCGACCGCTGTATTGAACGATCCGGTAGTGTTTAAGATACCGGCAGCAAAACCAACCGCAACGTTTTGAACGCCCGTTGTATTAGCAGCTAACGCGGCGTAGCCAACAGCGGTAATATTAGACGTAGTATTATTTTGAAGAGCTTGAAGCCCAACCGCCGTATTGTTAACCCCAACAATATTAGCGCCTAATGCCGCCGAACCAACAGCGGTGTTACCCGCGCCTGTCGTATTAACATCAAGCGCTCCCGCGCCAATAGCGGTATTGTTTGCGCCAGTCGTATTGGCTGCTAACGCCGAAACACCATGAGCCGTATTGGTAGCAACAGCGCCGCCGCCATCGCCAATCGTCTGCCCATTAACGACAATATCGTTAGCAGCGGTAAACGTCGTGCCGTTGAACTGAAGATTTGCGCTCTGTTGCAGGACGTTCGACGAATCCTGATACAGAATGCGGTTAGCTGCGCCGTTGGTGATGGCCGTCGTGCCAACGTCAAGGTCAACGCCAAGCGCAGTCGGGTTCGTCCAAGACGTGACGCCCGAACCGTTCGTGGTCAGAATAAAGCCGTTCGTGCCGCCGCTTGTCGGCAGCGTCAGTGACCAAGTGCCGGCCGCAGCCGCCGTGTTGAGCGTCACAACGCCGCTTGATGACCCGGACAGACCAAGAGAGCCGGCCGTCGTGCCAGCGACACCTAGCGTCGGCGTGGCCGTAGCAGAGATTGTATTGAGCGCGGTCGAAGACAGCAACGTGCCCGCAGCGGTCGTGGCCAGACCCGTGCCGCCCGACGTGACCGCCAGTGGGGTCGAGAGAGTCAGGCTCGACGCCGACATAGCGCGGCCAGCGGTGAGGTTGGCGATGGATACTTGCTTCGTCGTGGCCGACTGCACAATCGGCAGAACTTCCGTGCCGTCTACCGGGGTAGTAGCCGCAGGAAGCTGGGAAATTTTTACGTCGGCCATTTATCTAGTCCTTAGAAAGAAGCAACGCGGTCTTGGAACGCCTTAATGCGGGCGTCGAGGGCATTACGGTCTGATTCGATGCGAGCAAGATCCGCAGCGACCTTGGCCTCGCGTGCAGCGACTTCATTCTCGCGCACAGAGACAGCCGCTTCAGCCGCAGAAGCCGCCGCTTCACGATCAGCCATCGCTTTTTCAAACGCCTTCTCGCGCTTGGTCACGTCCTTGTCGCGGGCGTCGGCAGCAGACTTGACTTCCTTGGCGTTGGCGTGCGCCGTTTTGGCTTCAGCGACCAGAGCGTCAGCCTGCGCCTGCGCAGCCGCCAGTTCGCCCTTGGCTTTCTCACGATCCGCCAGCGCCGCTTCAGCCGCGCTCAGCGCGCCCTGACGCTTGGCCAGTTCGTCGCGGACTTTCACATACTGCGCGAGATCTTTGGGAAGCTGTTTTGTGAAATATTCAATCGGATCAACGTCCGACGATCCACCGATGAACTGCATGACGACCTCAGACGTAATAGCTAATATTGACCTTGGCGCTGCTCGCTGTCTCGATGAACTTGATCTTCGACAGATCACCGTCATACTGAAAGATAACGCCCGCTTTTAAGAGCATACCGACCGTCGACGTAGGAGCGGTGCCGTCGTCGCGCCAACGAACGTCCTGCGTCTCCGCGACGATCAGCGCAAAATTGGCTTTGACATTCATGCCCGACACCGGGTCGCGTGTAGGAACGGTTAGACCCACGGCCGAGGTAAGCGTGTCAAGCTGCTGGTAGCCAAGGCAGCAAGTAATGGCTTTCACGTTAGCAGTCACCTAAGATCTCCTTCGTTGGGCCATTGATCGCAGCCACGCAATTTGCTGTTCTTCCGCCGGTGCAGGGGCAGGGCCATAGTTAATTATAACACTGTAGCCGGTGATTGAATAGTCGCCCTTTTGAACCTCTAGCACACGTCCGCGCTGGATGTCTACATTCTGGCCAATGATCGAATAGCTGCCCGTTTGGGCGACAAGTTCTCTATTAAATTGGAACGTAACCGATTGGCCCGTGATTGCATAGGAGCCTGACCCGGCCGTGATGGCGTTGCCCTTGAGGATCGTGACAGGATAGCCCGTGACCGCGTAAGACCCGAACCCTACGTCGATCCGCTTGCTGCGCTGAAGGTCGGCCGGGTAGCCCGTTATGAAATACTCGCCGCCGCAGCCCGATAGTTGAAGCCTTGCCTGCGCGATGATGTAAATGCCGTCTTCCGTAATCAGCGGCCAGCCGCTTTCGGTCAACAGTCGGGCGTTATAGTCATAGACCGCCCATATCTTCTCAAAATCTTCTGTGATCAGAAACTTGCCGTCTTCGGCAAGGAGGTAAGCCCCGTCGTCAATCCATGCGATTATCCGGTCGCCGGATTCTGTTACGAGAAAGTCATCGTCCTCCGTGAGAAGGAGGGAAACATAGAACATATCATCACGTCGCCTGGAATACGCCGTTAACCGAATCCATCACGACCGTGACTTGCTCGTTTGCCGATACAAGCTGACTAGAGCCGTAATCCCAATAAGCGACGGGCGTGCTAGTCGTCGAATCCCACAGGATCGCGTAACGGAAGGTGAAGCCGCTGCCCGTGGCCGTCCAAGTCGCCGGGTTGTTGAGGACTAGCTTGTAGACGCCGCCCGTCTGGGTCGCAGACGCCGTGGTCGCCGGGTTGCCGCCAGCCGTATAGCCGCCGGCGGTCGGCAGATCCGTGGTGCCGGGCACAAATGTCGTATCTGCGGAGTTAATCGTCGCCGCGAGCGCCACTTTCCACGCGTCCGTGCCCGAATTGATGTTCTCCATCAACGGTTCAATGGCGGCCGGATACTTTGTGTAAGTGGCTATCGGCATGGTTTAGGCCAAAAATTTGAGTTTATAGAGCGTCGAGAGGTATAAACCGACAATTTCGTCGATAATGTTCTGAAGCGCCGTATCGTCGTATTCTTCGCGCTCTTTTTCGACTTTTTTCAGCGAATCTTCCAAGAATTCGACGACATTATTGGTTTTTTCGGCCGAATGCAGCGTAATCGGCCCGATCAGGCCGTATCGGCCCTGATAGGCTTCCGCCAGCGTGTCCGCGAGGTCAATGACGGCCGGGTAAAACTTACCCAGCGCCTTGTGTTTGGCGAAGGATCGCGTGTTTAGATGCACGGAATGCGTCACATCGCGCGCCAAGAACAAATGCCCGATCAGGTCCTCGCAACTCATTGACCCATCCCCTGCATTGGCGCGCTGCCAGGCACTATATCGCCCGTATCCAGCGCTGCCGCTATCGTGCCCTGCACTATATCCTGCACTTGCTCAGGCGTCAGGCCGCTTTGCATGGCCGACAAGCGCTTCGTTTCGGCGTCATAAGCCTTAATCTGCGCGTTCTGCTCGTCAATCTTGAGTTTCTGTATCTCATAAGACTGAAGAACCTGCTGCACCTGCGCTTTGGTTTCTTCCATCGCCTGCGACATTTGCATGATCTGCTGCCGCATGACCTGCGCTTCCGGCGATTCGTCGGTGTTTTGAAGAACGCGCGGGTCGAGCATTTTCTCAAACCGCTTGGCCATCGTTTCCGCGCCCGGCCAGTCCATGTTCTTGACGAACAGATCGCCCGCAACGCCCCAGAGAGCCGGGTTCGTTTGCAGGATCTGGCCCATCGTGTCCATGGCTTCCTGCTTACGGGTCATGTAGCTGGGGCCAGACGACACGTGCACGTCGTAGGTGCCGACGTTCGGGTTGTAGATCTTCATGATCTCCACGCCCTGCTCGTCGACAACGCGCCGCACCGCCTCCGGCTGGGCCGGGTTGATGCGCGCCATGTCGACTTCGCCCTCGACGTTGATGATGCGAGCGACGCGCTGCGTGTCGTAAATCTTCGGGATAAGGTCGACCAACTGCCGCGCGACGTATTTTATCGCCCGAGCAAGGTTGTCAACATAATGATACGTACTCGTGTCTCCTTGCCTCTCCCGAGCGAGGATCGCACGCCCCGTGCGTTCATTGGAGGTCGCCCCAATGCTACTGTCGTACTGGCCCGTGGTCGATTTAATATCTTCCCCTGCCCCCATTTTAGCTTGAATGAGTCCCGTCTGGGCCAGAGGCGGCTGCGCGCGCTCAGGAAGGGGAAGAGGGTTTCCAGCACCATCGCTAACGTCCGGGTTGACCTCAAGATATGGCCAGTTGTTCGTGTTGGCCGTCTTCCACTGCAATTCGTAGCCTTCGAACTGGCCGCCATAGCCAATGAAAGGCGCTTTCGGGGCCAGCGCGAGCATTTCCGCTTCTTGGCTGACCCAATAGTTATACATGCGCTGCGCGTCTTTCGCGTTGCGCACAAGTCCACTTATGTAAATCTGTCCGTCGACCTCAAACTCGTTGCCGATGACGCGCACGACGGGAATGTATTTGCCCGCCCACTCGCGTTCCTCAAGCACTTCGTAACCGTTGGTCTTGATCCACATGACGCGGCGGCGCTCGCTCTCACGCGACTTAATCGGTTTGCCGTAAGCCGCTTTGAGGCGCTTGTCTTCCGGCGTGCCAGAGAACGCCGTCACATTGTCCGGGTAAAGGTTGAGCGTTTCGCGTTTACTGTCGATGTAAAAATACTCAGCGATGCGCACCGTTTCTTGGCTGACCCACATGCTCAGCGTCTGGTCGCCCACGCCCTGCGACATCATGCCAGTCACAGGCGTGGCATTTGGGTAGAGGTCTTCATATTCAGCTTTCGGAATGTCTTCCGTAATGAAGCAATAGCGCGCGTCCTGACCGCACGGGTCTTGAATCATCGGATCCATGTAGACGCTGAAGCTGCTACGCACGCGGCCGATGCGAATGTCCTGCTCGAACGAATTTTCGTTCGTGTATTCCGTCAGGACGCGAATGTAGCCTTCGCCGTATGTGACTTGGTTGTCGCAGGCCGTGTCATAGGCAACGTCGGCGTCGGACATATATTCGATGTGCCGCACGATGCCGTCGAAGATCTCCGCGACCTCCGGGTCGGCGTTGTCGTCGGCCGGGATGACGCGCGCGGTCGGGCGGTTCTGGCGTTGCTCGTTCGTCACGAGGCGCACATGCTGCGGCAGCTTGTTGATCGTCAGGCACGGGCGTGCGTTGATCGTCTGGCCCTGCACCGCGCCGCGTGTCGCCAGCACGTCCGCCGGCCATTGCCACGCGTTGTCCGGCGAACCCGCCATGAAGCGCAGATCGTCTAACTCGTCTTCGCGCGAGTCAGAATAGGCCGCCATCGCCACCGTGAAACGGTGACGCATAGTAGCAAGGCGATCTTGATCGCCGCTTTCGGAGACTTTGCCAGCGGCGATTACGTCATCAGAAGCCATTACATATCCTGCCGCTGTTCTTGGCGAGCCAGTATCTTAGCCGCTATTCCAGCGCCTATCGGGCCCATTAGACCGTATTTACGCATAATTTCAACCAATTTGTCGTCAAATACGACATAATTGCGCGTGCCCTCTTGCGCGCCGCGTGACATTTGGTCGAGATATTTAATCCCTGGTATGCCGGCTTCATTGTATGTCTTAGAAAAATTCGGCCCTGAAATATCGAAAGATTCAGGTAAAAGACCTGATTTTAACAGTTGTCCTACTTTAACCGCTCCATGTTCTTTTAGCTTACGTTCGGCGTTTGGTAATTTCATAAAAGCAGCAAGAACTTCGGGATTTTGTTTGTTAAGCGGTTTGTCCCAATCAAGAAAATGTTCTGGATTAGCGTTAATGCTAACTTCATACATGGAGCCTTGCGGATTAGCTATCTGGTTAGCTTGGCTTTCAAGATTAGCTAATTCATCCTTATTTAGCCATGCGCGTGTGGCTGGGTCGTCCAAGCCTTTATATTCTCTAAATAACTTAACGGCGGCCTCTTTGTCGCCGCCGGTTTGTCGAAGCAACTCTTTAACAAAATCTGGGTTTTCGGACAAAGCGTCGCGGTAGCGCTTTGCGACGCCCTCGCTTTCGGCAAAATACAGGCCGTGTCCGAACGATTGCGCGCCTTCGCCCGAACCTATCTTGCTTATGTCGAACCGCTCAAAACTGTGCGGCGAGCCATGATACGCCCGTATGCCCTTGGCCACGTCCTGCGCGATGGCCTGCTCCGCTCTAGCCGCGACGTTAGCGCCGGGCAGCGGCAGCATGGCCATGATCGCGCCCTTGGTGTCGCCGGCGCGAGCGGCCTCTTGGCCCTGTAAGATATTACCTGTGCCGGGCAAGTAGCCCAGTATGTCCGCGATACCTTGCGCAAACTGGCGACGCTCCGGTGACGGGCGCGTGTTACCCATCAGATAGGCCGCAATCTGTTCCTTCCACGTCGGCTCATACGGCCGTAGCATGGCGTTACGCGGTTCAGGAGCGAGCGCATTGACCGGCATTATTTACACGACTTGCCCATTTTCTTACCGGCGGCGCGTTTGGTCGAGTAGGCGATAGCGACCGCCTGTTTTGGCGGCTTGCCCGCTTTGATTTCGGCCGCAACATTTTTGCGAAAGGCGTTCTTGGAGGTTGATTTGACTAGGGGCATTAGTGTCCCATCCATCCTGAAGAGGCTGCGTTGCCACCATAACTGACCCTTGGCCTGTTGTCCATTGGTCTGGCCTCCCTGTGCGCCACCGGATACGCGAACGTCACGGCGATAGCGTCCGCGGCGTCGGGGCTCGCAAGGCCACGCGCTTTCATGTCTTTCTTGCTTTCTAGGAATATAGTCCCTTTACTGTCGGGCTTCATCATTGGCCCTGTCAGATCGGACTTGAGGAATCGGTCGTTTGGGATGCTGGCGGTCTTCAGCCACTCCCGCATGGCGTGCCACATCTCGGCGCGCTTGTTTCCGAACATGATCGGACGGGAGGATTTGCTGCCGAAGTTGACGCCCCGGATCTTGTATCGCTGCTCCTTCAGCCGGTCGACCACGCCCGCCCCTAGCCCGCCCTCGTCCACGACCACGAGGGCTGGGCGGAACTCTTCGATGATGTCGATGACGCGGCCCACGACCTCCATCGTGTCGTCGCCGCGGTAGCGACGGATGCCGATGATGTCACGGCCCTGCCGGATAGCAATGACCGTGGCGTCCGCCCCGAACCGCGCCGGGTCGACGCCGACGATTATCGGTGCCGTCTGGTCTTTCTGCGGCGATCTTTGCTGCGCCTCCATGACCAGTGATGACGGTATGAATTGGTCATCCGATGCGTTCGGGAAGGCTCCGTAGACCTCGACGTGAGCCTGAGCGCTGTCGGGGCCGTATTCGTCGATAATCTGCTGATAGACTGCCTTATCAGTTCCCTCCACGCTTCTGGCGTCAACAACCTTGTTTCGCCAGAAGTCGCGCTTGTTGTGGAAGCACTCGTAGAAGTATCCGCTGTTACGGCGGGGGTTGCTAAAGCTAAGCCAAAAACGATTAGGAGTGTTCTCTGTAAAGAAGCCACTGGCCACCGCCCAGATAGAGTCATCAATACCGCTGGCCTCGTCGAAGACTAGCATGACGCCCGCGAAGTTATGCACGCCCGCGTAGCTGTCAGGGTTCTCGGCCGACCACAGCCGCCCCTCCACGCCCCAGTAGCGCGTGCCCAGCTTCAGATCCCGCTCGACCAGTTCCGCGATCCACTTGGCCGGCAGCACTCTGGTGGCGCTGACCTCGAACCAATGGCTGTTAAGGCACATGCTGAGCCATTTGGTGATCTCGGCCCAGGTGACGCTGCGCAACTGCGCTTCTGAGTTGGCCGACACAATAGTCGTTGACCCGATCCGGGTCGTCAGCATCCAGATCACGAGCCAGCTAACGAGGGCCGACTTGCCGATACCGCGACCGGAGGACGTGGCCATGCGGAACGTCTCATAGTCTACACGGCCATTATTCTCTTTGATGTGGTCGCGCAGATCTTGGAGGACTTCTAGCTGCCATTTGCGCGGGCCTGTGAAGTGTTCCAGCGGCGTGCCGGGCTTACCCCACGGGAACGCCATCCTCACGAACGCGACCGGATCGTTCTTCACCTGCGCCGACCATAGGGTCGCCATCAGCTTCTGTTCTTCGTCCGCTGAGTAGATCGGCACTTGCATCTAATATCTCTCCCTGGATCACGCGCTGCTGCGCCTCTTCTAGCGCCGCGATGATGGATATGCGCTGCTCGACCTGCACCTGCACCGACTGCGGGGCCGTCCACTTGTGGACGTGCTTCAGGATGTCCAGCGCCGCTTTAGTGTCGCCAGCGCGGGCGGCGTTGTGCAGCACCTCGGACATTTCGGCCTCGCCCTCTGCGCGGCCCTTCTGCTCGGCATACTCCGCGATGGGGTCGAACTGCACCAGCCGCCGATACTCGGTCGGGGTCATGCCGGCGGCGTAGGCGAGCGTGTCGCCCTTCAGCCCTTTGCGGGCGGCGAGATAGATGCGCTCTAGGACGGCTTCCGTCGCCTCTATTTTGCGCGGCTCATATGGAAGAGACTCGAACATAATAAACTTTT